GCAGGCTGGACTGCTGGACGGGCTTTATATTCCCGCATGAACACCGACACAGCCAACGGCGACGTCCGGGAAAGACAGGATCACGAGGAAGTTCTTTGATGACGTGCCATTCCCAGAAGTCACAACCATCAATGTTTATCGGTTGGCGTTTATGGGATGGTGTAGAATTGAGTTGGGGCATTGCTTCGACTCCTTAACTGAAAGCGATGTCGGGCGTTGAGGCCACTAACCTGAACGCCCTTTACCCAAGAATTTTACCATAACGGAGGCTCAAAATGGGCACACTTTCCACGGCCTTAGCTACAGGGCAAACAGGGTTTCGACCCGCTGAAAACGGGCTCGTAGCCGAAGACATCATCGTCACAGGCTCATCTGCCTCTGCGGGCGACACCGGGACTTGGACGAGTTATATGAAACAGCCGCAATACGTGCAGGGCGGCCCGTTATCCTACTCCATCAGCGGACAAGTTGTGACGTTGATGGATGAAGCGGGACTAGGCAACGCCACGACAGGGGCGACCGTATTTGGTTATCCATGATTAAACCCGAGACCGAGAAATCAATCGAGAGGCCGCACGACGATTCCGAGTCGTGGGTGCCGAACATGGCCCCACCTACCAACGTCGACGTTTCCAAGTGGCAAGGAAAAATCGACCAGATCACGGGGACGCGAGACGGTAGATCGATCGTCAAGCTCGCGTGGGCACCACAGGAGTTTCGCTGGATGCCGCATGCTTTACCGAGCGATCCACCGGGCTATGTCTTTCCCGTCTTCTGTGTCGGCCGAAACGCCGAGGGAGAGTTAGTCGCGCCACCTCGTTGGGTACTTTTACAACGAGCTGAACCACAGCATTACGCACATTCGTGGGAATCATCGCGCTACAGTGTTCACGAGGGCCAGGTATGGGACTGGCGCGGTCCGTGTCCCCCAGAGCGATATACCGAACTCCGAGCGCACTGTTTTCACGACGGAGAGTGCTGTCCGTGTCATGGTGACACATGCGAGTGCGGGCCAGAATATTTGCATTGCTGGGGACGGTATCTCGATCCTAATGAAAGACTACTGGACTGGATCCGCAAGACAAATCAGGCCGCACAGGCCGATCAGGATGTCGATCCGAATCGGGACGTGCGCGAGCACAACGCTCCTAATGCCCAACGGCAGTGGGTAAATGATCACCAGAAAGCCGAGGAGAGGCGTATTATCGGGATTGGCGATCTTGATCGAGAGATGCAGGAGTTCTGGCGCCGTAAGCCAGTGAGTATGAATCTGAAGAAGACCGATTCGGGCATAATCTTATTGAATTGAGTTTGCTGTGGTTGTAGGCGAGCCAATTAAGTCGCGTAATAGTAAGCAATTACGAAGGTAAATGGAAAAGTATGTTGGGCTTTACGGCGGTGCGTCGTCCGAACCAAATACGGCAGGCACTATGACCACGGCGATTAACATTTGCTCAACCTGAGCACAAAGGAAACGATTGAATGTCAGCCGCAATAGAAGTCAGTGAAGGAATTCCGGTTGAAGGCCGGATGTTCGAGACGCCGCAGATTAGTCTCGATCACCAGAAACCACGCTACGTCACCTTTCTCGGCAGCCTGATCGACCGCGAGACGTTCACCAACAAGCCGTGGACAAAGGGTGGAGGAATTATCGTCGGCAACCCCTGCCTGCGCTACGTGAAGAACTTTTTGCGCAAGGGTCGCATCACGCCCGTTTTGAAAGACACCCACGATTACCGTCCGGTGGATCTGTGGAAGCGTGCGAGCGAGGGCGACTCAAGCTACTTCCCACAACCCATTCCTCAGGGCTACGTCCCGCCCAACCTTCCCGATGGCGGAGGGCCAACCAAGCACGGTTACATGATGGGCAAACTCGTCCTGCCTGGCGAGCAGATCACCGCTATCACCGAAGGGACGGCAGCGATTGCGCATGGCGGCCTGCGTCGTGGAGTGGTGGAGATCACCTCGTTGAAGGGTCAGGAGTACAAACCCAAGGACCTCGGAAATGGTGTCTACACTGATGAGACGATCTGGGAGATCCAGCGAGTTATTTTTCCGAACTATCCCATCGTCCCAGTCCTGATTGACGATGTAGGGCGAATGATTCAGGCGGCCAAAGAGCACACCGTTATTCGTGAAGTGGTCGACGATTACGAACGGAGCTGGGAGCAGTTTCGCGAGTATGCCAACGTGACCATCCGGCACACGCACTTCACGATGAGAGAAATTGCCGGCGCGTCACATGGATATATCCCCACCTACACCGCAATGGATCTAACACTACTTGAGCAGTTAGGTCTGGCGCGGCAGGATGAGGAAATCCGCAAGAACACGGCCCCGTCAGGCGATCCCGAACTAAGGGATATGTTCAAAGCGTGGATGCAGGCGAACATCGAAGAAAAACAGCGACTGGCCGAGCAGGCGATCCGCACGGCCCCGCTTGACCAAAACACAATGGCTGCTGCCCCGATTAAGGGTCAAGACGGCTATCCCGGTCAGTCAGGTTATTCAGGGTATTCAGGGCAAGTCGTCGAGCAGGCGCAAGCGGAGTTCGTCAAGACCGAGGCCCAACATTTCTGTGAGTGCGGTAAGCAGTTCGGCACGCCCCAAGGCTTGACCATGCACAAATCACGACACTGTCCACTAAAGAAGACAGCAGAGACTGAAAGTACACAGACGGAGGCGTAGCAGCGTGACTCCTCAAGATCCGCAGTGGAGAAAAAAGAAACCGGACATAAATGAGCCGGTACCCATCCCTGAACGGCTGGATCCGATGGTACCCATGCACGAAGAGGTGCTTAAGGAGTATAAGCCCTTAAAAAAGTGGAAAAGAGGGCTCAGAAGCGTGAGGCCAAGCGGCCAGCCTAAAGGACAACCCTTCAACCAAGGAAGGATCGGTTAATTGCCCTCAATTTACGACCTAATGAGCAATGTCCGGACGCGCCTTGGCGATCCTAGAAGCCAGCGGCCCGGCGACATGCAACTGCTCAATCAGGTCATGACGCAGACCCGCGTAGTCAAACGTCACCGAAGAAATACGGGTATTCAGTGGGACTACAATGAACTGGTAATTCAGGTGGTGCCGAACAATTCGGTCTACCAGATCACGCAAACAGACTTCGGCACCCCTCTTGCAGTTATCTCTTACGCCCCGACCCTGCAAACTTGGATTCCCCGACTAATCCCATTTTTTGGCCCGCAGAATCTTCCCTATGACTGGGGGTTGATGAACAATATTGCGGGAAGTGCCTACACACCCTGGGATGGATCAAACTGTACCGCTCAGCGATGCGCGTTCTACTGGAAGGACAACCAACCTTACATTGACTTCTGGCCGCTTCCGAACCTGAACTGCGAATACCAGGTCAGGTATCTGGCCAACGCGAACGGCACTTATGACGCTGCCCTCACGTCTTCACCTGTGCAACCGGAAGATGCGGATCTCATTGAAGTCCGGGCCAGCCTCGCTTTATTACCGATTACGGAATGGATGTCACCGGAAAGCAAAGATGGGCGATTGGCCAATGCCGAACGACGCCGCGATCTATCACTCTCGCTCTCGGCCGAAGAACGCGAACTCACCCGTCAATTTGAGGCCGCCGCACTGAATTTCTCAGGTCCTCGCTTGCACGACAGGTGGAATCCCTGTGTCGGTTGAGCAAACAGAGCCCCTTATCAACGGCGCCGACCTGCCCGATCACCCTGCTCACACCACGTCACTAAAAGTCACTGAATACTTAACCGTGCGAGACGCCGAAGACGGAACTACGCTGCGCAGAGGGTTGCACGAAAACGAGATCAGGGTTTTAGCGTTGGGCCAGCAGATGGCGCTCGGACATTTGTATCGCTACACGATGCGCAATAAACACATTTACCACACCCGAAAGGCGGTCATCATTGACGTGGAGTGTTCTGAGTTATAATCCCCGCCGTGTCCACACGCACCTTTGACGTCCTGCTCCGCGACCTCTTAGCTCTCTCATCTGAAGATCGCGAAGTACGCCTCAAACGCCTCCGCGAGAACAACCCTGAAGGCTATAAGAAGCTCGAACAGTATCTGAAGTCTCATCCTGGTGCGCCTCATGAAGCACAAGGGTATGAACACTTACTGCGGCGGATCGGCCACCAGACCTTCACTCGCCCCTTCGCTCCCATTCAACATAGATTCTGGGAATGGAACTGGTCATGCCTGCAAAAGGTGATGCAGAGCATCCGGCTGGAGTCGCGCGAGAAGATCGGCTTTCTCCCGTGGCCCAGAGAAACGGGAAAGAGTTCAACTGTAGAGTGGGCCTGTATTCTCGAAGGCGCCTTACTCAAATCCGGCTATGTAATCTACCTCTCAGCCAAACAATCCCAGGCAGTCGATCACGTCGTCGCGATTCGCGATCGCATTGAGTCGGAAAAGGTTGCTGAACTCTACTCATGGCTCGGCAGACCGAAGCTCGGTACCCACGGAAACAAGTTTGGCTGGGGACAAGAGTTCTTAATGACCGGAGGTGGTTGGGCCATCCGTCCCGTTGGTGCCGACGTAGCAATGCGCGGCGGCAAGGCGATCAATATCCGTCCGACCCTGATCGTGGTCGACGACTATGACGAACTCGATGACTCACCCCACGTCGTTGAGCACAAAGAACACATGCTCACCCGCGCGATCCTGCCAATGGGTGACGCGAACACGCGAGTCTTAGTCCCACAGAATCCCATCCATGCAAATTCAGTTATTAATCGCATGTTGACGGGAGTAAGTCTCGCGCTGGCCCAGAGAACGGTATTCGGGGACATCAACGAAGATGGGACGCTCAGCAGTAAGCCGATTCCAGCCGTAAAAGGATTGGTTTACGAGATACGCCAGGCTGACGAAGGGCCGTACACCGAGATCACGCAAGGCGAGTCGAACTGGCCCGGCATCTCCGTCAAAGACTGGGAGGGCACCTTGAATCGTGTTGGGCCAGAGGCGTTCAAAGCCGAATACCAGCACGACATGACGGTCAGTCTCGAGGAACGAGTGCTACCGGAATATGATGATCGCCTGCTCAGACTCCACGTAATTACCTGGAGCCAGTACGAAGCGAAATACAAAATGCGCCGGATTCCCTCAGACTGGCCCTGCGATGCGGGACTCGATATCGGGTACTCCGGATCGCACAAAAGCGCGTGGACATTCCTTTCCAAGACCCCGATGGGCTATGAACTCTCGGGATCAATCTTTCGCTATCGTGGTCGAACCTTTACCGGAATCGGCATAGACGAACAGTCAGTCATCATTCGCAGTGAACTCTGGCCCGATGAACAATTACAACGTGAATTCATGTCGCATGAGAAACTGGGCGAGAGGTTGGTTCTGGCCCAGAAGCACGGCTGGCACTTCCAACCATGCGACTCAGCAAAGACCGCTGGCATCGCGCAATGGCGGCATTTCTTACGACCTGACCGCTCCCAACCCCACCCTTTCCATAGAGACGAAAAAGGAGTTGATGGGCGGTGGAAACTCGGACGTCCGGCATGGTTCGACATCGTTGACGACGATCAATTCTTCAGCCCGCATGATGATAAGGGATTGAAACGACATCG